GATCCCTGATGGGGATTGGTTACGCTTCGGTGCCTCGGACACCTCATCTCAGCAGGGGAAACCCGCTGGCATGACTGGTAATCCACAGCTCAAGTGGTCGCGCAGAACCAAATGCAGAGTGACAATGGCCTGTAAAGTCCGGATTGACAACCCGAACGTATGGCTATTGAATAAGCTGGGTCTAATTAACCCGGCTCTCGTGGCCTGGGATCTAATCCCGTGGTCATTTGTTGTTGGATTCTTTGGGAATGTCGGACAAGTGCTAGGGTCGTATACCGCCTTCGCTGGCCTCACGCTCACGGACGCCTCTACCACTACCAAGTGGGAGGTTACGGAGTCGTGGAGCTGCGATGACTGGGACTCGATCTCTGTACCTAAACCACCGGCAGACTCGATGAACGAGCGCGGCGTGGTGACTAAGACTACCAAGTCACGGTCACTGGGCTTAACGCTTCCAACCCTCAGGTTTCGTGCTCCCACCGTGGAAATGACTTCAGCGCTCATCGCGCTGTCGCTCATGGCCCAACAGGTGAGTAACTTGACCTATTTTAAACCCTCCTCAAAAGGAAAATGAAACCATGCCTCAAGCAGCAAACCTAGTCGTCAACAACGCTTCTGCAGTTGCTAAGACTTTCACCCTCATGTCCCCTGCGGCCGGCGACGGTGGCCTTGCGGTGTTTCAGCTTAAGGAAGGCGGCTCTCCAGTCGCCTACCCCACGCTGACAGCACTTGCCCGAGCCACCGCCAACCAGAGCCGCAAGGCTCAGGTGCGGTACCGCCATCCGTACTCCTACACCGAGACGACGACCGGCCTCATCAAGGCTGGTCCGGCTTTCGAGGTGAACGTGGATGCGTCCATCCCGTACGCCTTCCCCGAGACCTTGCGTCCCGATGCGATCGCGTTGGTGTCGAACCTCATCGCCCATGCCCTCATTAAAGAGATGCTGCGCGATGGTTATCCTCTGGTGTGATCATGGACCGAACCAAACTAGGATCCGGTTCGACCTATAAAGGTCTGGCCTTGAAAATCCTTGTCGCCGTTATCGGCGTGGTAGCAGGGGAGCTCGCGCTCCCTCTGCAAACCATTTCGGCTTTGTTCATGTAATCATTCAACCCGGAGGAACTATGCATCAAGTGCATAAGGTTGCTGCTCTCCTAGCAGAGCAGATAGGTACCCCCCGCGCACTAACAGTAGAAATACTGTTGCGCTATGGGGAGATCACGCAGCTTCAAGAGCTGCGGGCAGATCCGTCAAACTACTTGCTGGCTGACGCCTACTTCAAGGATGCGATCGTAACTGATCTACTCCGGAAGCTGCGCTACCCCGGTAACGAGGACGCCTGTAAAAGGGCTGCCATTGACGGGTTTCTCGCTTGCGAGAAACGGAACTGGAAGACTAACAGTAGGCTCTATCGGTTTGTCGATAACTACGGGCTCACGCCCGAAGACGAACCCGTTATGCAGTTCATCACTGCATGGCGTAAAGAAGTAGAGTTCTGCCTCGGTCGCCTGCCAGGAAATCTGACGCCACTTTTTAGTGGTGGGTCGACAGTAACCGACAGGGGAGCATTGACGACGCTGCCCGACAAAATGACTGGCACACCAGCCTTATATCCGCAAACCCAGTGTATGCTGCCCCTATGGTGGGGGACAGCGTGGGGACGAGCTTGCTCGCACCCCAGCCCTGGTTTCGCACCCCGACACCCGTCGGTCGTGCGTTATAATGTCTTTTTCACTGTCTTCAAAAACAGTCAAACTGACCGCGGATGCTGTATGGAGGCCTCGGTTCCGCTCAGCTATCAGCTGGCGACCGGTCGCCTCATGCGAACCCGTCTCAAGACGGCATACGGCAATGACTTAGTGAACGGTAAGACGCACCACATGGCCCGCGCCCGAAAGGCGAGCCTCGACAATCGTGTCGCAACGATTGATTTAAAGGATGCATCGAATCTACTAGCCCGGGCCCTCCCGGAACTCGTATTACCTAACCAGTGGTTCGAGTTGGTCGACTCTCTACGAG